GATTCTACAGGTTTTACCTTTCCATACTGCACAAGCTGTCATATTGTAAGGAAGCTTGTGTCCATACTTTGCATATTCTGCGGCGCAGGCTTTGTTTACATCATCAACTACTTCCCAAGTAATGGTTACAGATTTACGTAGGTTCTTTGTAGCATCATATGTTTGGGCTACTGTAGATCCTGCGAAAGCCAATAAAGTGATAAAAGCTAGTGTTTTCATAAATCAATTATAACATCGTTTGAGCTTTTTAGCAAATCATTTGGCTATTGACTTCTAATGATAACTAATGTATACTAGTATTTTAAGGAGTAGTTATGTCAACACGTATGTATGGGCCGGAAGAAAAAGCCAAATTGGAACGTCTTATTAACGAAGGCTCAACCGTTTTGCGAGAAATTGAAGATTTAAAAGAAGGTTTGAAAGAAACTGTTAAAGCAGTAGCAGAAGAATTGGAAATTAAACCAAGCGTTATTAATAAAGCAATTACTATTGCACACAAAGACAATTGGAAAGAACACGAATCAGCTTGGGAAGATGTAGAAATGATTCTTGGTGTTACTGGACGTTTGCCGAAAGACTAATGAACTTTCTAAAAGGCATTTACGTTTGGGCAAGGACTGATTACCGGGAGTGGCCTACCCGGTTTTCATTAGAGATTACAGCATGGCTTATGAGCCTGGGCTGCTCTCTAACATTAGCAGCTGGCGCAACTGATCCGTTGTTTTTCTATCTGTATCCAATATTCATTTTGCAATGTGCAATATTTGCATGGGCATCTTGGACTCGAAAGAGCACAGGCATGGTGGCTAACTATCTACTGTTGGTCACTATTGATGTCATTGGCTACGTTAGACTACTAAATATGTAAGAGTAAAGTTTGATCAGCTATAAATGATCTTGTTGGTATTTGAGAGCCGAAAATCTCAAGGAGAAAAATATATGTATGTCGATGCGATGTTTGATCGCGACAATGACATTGTCAAAGTCGTTGAGAGAGCTAAAGACGGAAAAAGGGTGTTTAGAGACTTTCCGGTAAAATACACATTTTACGTACCCGATCCCCGAGGCAAGTATACCAGTACACATGGTGAAACCCTTCAAAAAATTGTTTGTAAGAATTCAAAAGATTTCCGTAAGGAACTTGCAATCAACAGCAACAAGAAGTTATACGAATCGGATTTTAAACCTACATTCGTTACGCTTAGTGAAAATTATCTCAATGCTGAACCTCCCAAGCTTAATGTAGCTTTTTGGGACATTGAGGTGGACTTTGATCCAGAACGCGGCTATGCTTCGCCTGAAGACGCATTTATGCCCATTACTGCCATCGCTGTTCACCTACAATGGATTGACACACTGATCTGTCTTGCTATTCCTCCAAAGACTATGACTATGGAGCAGGCACAAGAAGCAATTAAAGACTTTCCCAACACTTATCTGTTTGATAGTGAAGCAGACATGTTGGACACGTTCTTAAACTTAATACAAGATGCAGATGTTCTAAGTGGATGGAACAGTGAAGGTTTCGATATGCCTTATACTGTTAACCGCATTATTAAAACACTAAGCAAAGAAGACACACGCAGATTGTGTTTATGGAATCAGTTTCCTAAAAAGCGGGAGTACGAAAAGTTTGGAAAAGCAGCTACTACTTATGACTTGGTTGGTCGTGTTCATTTGGACAGTCTCGAGCTGTACCGCAAATACAACTATGAAGAACGACACACTTATCGACTGGACGCTATCGGTGAACTTGAAGTAGGCGAAACTAAAGTTCAATACGAAGGCACACTTGACCAGTTATACAACAATGACTTTAAAGAGTTTATTCGATATAACCGTCAAGATACTGCATTGTTGGACAAGCTGGATAAGAAATTAAAGTTTCTAGATCTTGCCAATACTATTGCACATGATAACACTGTGCTGTTGCCTACTATTATGGGTGCTGTTGCAGTTACTGAGCAGGCTATTATTAACGAAGCTCATCGTAGAGGATTCCAAATTCCTAATCGTAAGGCTCGTGATGACAGCGAAGATACACAGGCCGCAGGTGCGTATGTTGCTTATCCTAAAGAAGGTGTACACGACTGGATTGGCTCTTTGGATATTAACAGTTTGTATCCTTCCGTCATTCGTGCTCTGAACATGGGTCCAGAAAGTATTGTTGGACAATTACGTCAAACAAAGACAGATGCTTATATTCAAGGACTTATGGCCAAAGGTAAAAGCTTTGCGGCTGCATGGGAAGGTATGTTTGGATCATTAGAGTACGAAGCTGTAATGAAACAAGAGATTGGTACAGAAATCACTATTGACTGGGAAGGCGGAGACAGCAGTGTTCTTAGTGCTGCCGAAGTTTACAGGCTAATTTTTGAAAGTAACAATCCTTTTATGCTTAGTGCTAACGGTACTATCTTTAGTTATGAGAAAGAAGCTGTTATTCCAGGCTTGCTAAAACGTTGGTACAGTGAACGTAAAGAAATGCAGGCCAAACTTAAAGAAGCTATTAAAGCAGGTAACAAGATTGAAGAAGATTATTGGGACAAGCGACAATTAGTTAAAAAGATTAACTTGAACAGTTTGTATGGTGCGTTGTTACAAAGCGGATGCAGATTCTTTGACAAGCGTCTTGGACAGTCAACTACATTAACTGGTCGTCAGATTGCCAAGCACATGGCTGCAAAGGTAAATGAAATTGTCACAGGCGAATACAATCACGTAGGCAAATCCATTATCTATGGCGATACTGACAGTTGTTACTTTTCTGCTTACAAAACCTTACAAAAAGACATTGACAAAGGACTTATTCCTTGGACAAAAGAAACTGTTGTTCAACTTTATGATCAAATTGCAGAAGAAGTTAACAGTACGTTTGTAGGTTTTATGGAACAAGCATTCCACTGTCCAAAGTCACGTGGCGAAGTTATCAAAGCCGGTCGTGAAGTTGTTGGCTCAAAGAGCTTGTTTATTACCAAGAAGCGTTATGCTGTACTTGTTTATGACAAAGAAGGCAAGCGTAAAGACGTAGATGGCAAGCCAGGTGATATCAAAGCTATGGGTCTTGACCTTAAGCGTAGTGATACTCCAGAGTTTATGCAAGACTTCTTAAGCAAAGTACTTGAAAAGGTATTAACTGGTGCAGAAGAACAAGAAGTACTTGACATGATTACTGTGTTCCGAAGCCAATTCAAAGCTCGTCCCGGATGGGAAAAAGGATCACCTAAACGTGCCAACAACATTGCGGAATATCAACGCAAAGAAGAAAAGGCTGGTAAAGCCAATATGCCCGGACACGTTCGTGCAAGTATTAATTGGAATACACTCAAACGCATGATGGGCGACAAATATTCAATGGGTATTGTTGACGGCATGAAAGTTATTGTTTGTAAAGTCAAAGACAACCCATTGGGCTTTACATCAGTAGCATATCCTGTTGATGAGTTGCGATTACCTCAATGGTTTAAAGACTTACCGTTCAATCACGACGAAATGGAAAGCGCCATCATTGACAACAAGTTAGACAACCTTATCGGTGTACTAAGTTGGGACATCCGCAGTACAGAAACTAAAAACACATTCAATAATTTATTTGACTTTTGACAATAAAAATTGTTGACTTTTATACTAAATCTAAATATAATCACTTAAAGGAAATTAAAATGAAAGATATTCTTACAGACATCGTAGCACATACACACAACTTAGGTATTTTGCCTTTAGTCAAAGTTACAGGCGAAAACGGAACTACCTCTATCGAGTCTATGGCCGAAGATCGTAGCGTTATTCTTAATGCCAAAACAAAAACTCCTGTTGCAGAGTTTCAAGGTGTTTTCGGTATGCCTAACTTGGATAAATTAAATTTGCATTTAAAGAATCCCGAGTACAAAGAAAATGCTAAAATTGAAGTTGTTATTGCACAACGTAACGGAGTTGATATTCCTGTTAGTCTACACTTTGAAAATGCAGCAAAAGACTTCGTCAACGATTATCGCTTTATGAACAGTGATATCATTAACGAAAAGCTTAAAAGCGTTAAGTTCAAAGGTGCTACTTGGGATATCGAATTTTCACCTAACATTGCAAGTATCGGGCGTTTGAAACTACAAGCTCAAGCACACAGTGAAGAAAACGTATTCCAAGTCAAAGTTGAAAACGGTAACTTGGTATTTTTCTTTGGAGATGCAAGTACACACGCAGGTAGCTTTACATTCCAAGCTGGCATTACTGGAAAATTAAAACAAACTTGGGCATGGCCTGTTGTTACTGTTATGAGTATTTTAAATCTTGACGGTGACAAGACTATGCGTATTGCTGATGCAGGCGCTATGCAAATTACAGTTGATTCTGGCCTTGCTGAATACAACTACATTCTTCCAGCACAGAGCAAGTAATGGAAACTAAAAAGAGAACAATAACAAGAATGGTAACGTACAGGATTACTGCCTGGCTGTTTACTATTCTTTGGACATATATGTTCACTGGTGATATCAGCAGTGCTACTGGATTTGCCACTGCATTGCATGTCCTTTTGAGTATTGATTATTACATACACGAAAGAATTTGGTTAAAAATAAAGTGGGGTCGAATTGAATCGTAATTTAACAGCGGCACAGAACGACTACGCATACTTCTTGCCAGCAACGTCAGGTTTCTACAGTACCTTTATCGGAAAACAACGATATGGTAATTATGTAGATCCTGCACGTATACCGGCAAGCTTTAAAAGTGGCGTAGAATCGTTAAACTATTTAGAACCAGACAAGGGTGCGTTTTATTACGATCATTGTTTGTATTCAGCAGGACATGCTAACTTAGATCTTACTAAACAAGACGATAGCGAAGACATGTTCCGTAATCGTGATCGTTCAACAAGTTGGGTATTAGGTGACTCAGGAGGTTTCCAAATTGGTAAAGGTGTTTGGCCTGCTGATTGGAAAGATCCTAATTGCCCTAAAGCACAAAAGAAACGTGAACAAGTTCTTACTTGGATGGACACACTAATGGACTACGGCATGGTGTTGGATATTCCAGCATGGGTTGCTCGTAGTCCGGCAGGTCGTGCAGCAACCGGCATTACTACTTACGCAGAAGCAGTGCAAGGAACTTACATCAATAACGATTGGTTCATTAACAATCGCAATGGCAACTGCAAGTTCTTAAACGTTCTGCAAGGTGAGAATCATCCCGATGCCGATGATTGGTATGACCGTATGAAAAAATACTGTGATACTAAAATCTACGGAGACCGTGCTTTCAATGGCTGGTCAATGGGCGGACAAAATATGTGCGATGTACACTTGGTGCTTAGACGCCTTGTGGAATTACGATATGATGGCCTATTAGAAAAAGGTCATCAAGATTGGATGCACTTCCTGGGCACCTCTAAGTTAGAGTGGGCAACTTTATTAACTGATATTCAACGAGCTGTAAGAAAGTACCATAATGAAAACTTTACCATATCTTTTGACTGCGCCTCACCGTTTTTGGCAACAGCAAACGGACAGATCTACATCCAAACAGAAACAGAAGATCGTAAAAAATGGGTCTACCGAATGGTGCCGTCTGCTGATGACAAAAAATACGCCTCAGACACAAGACTATTCCAAGACGCAGTAGTACAAGACGGTATCTTTAAAAACTTTGAAACAAGTCCTTTAATGGACGGTGTACTGATGAAAGACGTTTGCATCTACGGTGCAGGCACTGTCAAGCCAGGTGTTACGAATCCTGATCCTTACAATCCTGCAGATTGGATTGTGATGCCCGATGTTAACAAATTGGGCAAGGTCAGTAACCGAACAAGTTGGGATTCATTTAGCTATGCTATTCAAATGGGTCACAATGTTTGGAGTCACATCAATGCTGTGCAAGAAGCCAATCGTCAATACGATGCCGGCATTATTCCTAGCATGTTAGTTCAAGAAAAGTTCAGTCGAATCTACTTTAAGGATGTTGTTGACAGTATTTTTGCTGCCAACGACAAAGGTTCGGCATTGGCTATTGTAGAAGACTATCGTAGATATTTTGATACTATTATTGGCACAAGAGGAAACACTGGTAAAAAGATGACTAATGCATCTGCCAATTTTACCAATCTGTTTGACATAGTAGAACAAGATCCTGTACAATTAGAACATGCTGAAGAATTTACTGAAGCAGAAGAATCCAAACTTGACGAACTTGAAGAAGCTGTAAAGAATGACGCTACCTGACGAAAGATATCGTGCTGTGATGTGGGCTAAGAGATTCTTAGAATCTATTGCCTATGATAAAAAAGCTTACCCTCGTATTTCTAAAGCAGTACGAGGGGAAGCTCACAGTATTCTACGTCATTTTCCTAGTACTTGGGATATGACTAGAGTTTCTGAAGCTGCTCCTGATGTATTTCAAGAACGTATGGAACCAGTAATTCGTTTAATTAAACAATACGAAGAAGGTAAGAAGAATGAAGCGTGATTACGGCACAGGCCGAGCCGACAATATTATCTTTTTCACTGGCATTGAAATTGAGCACACTCCTGCATACGGGAAGAAAACTCTCTTTGTTACAGGTGTACAACCTGTTGAACACATTGCATTAAATTTGCAAGGATGTGAACATATCTTTTTTGGTGCTAATCACAGTTACAATCCGCAAACTTATGAAGAGCACAAGGCTTGGGAAGAAATGATACGTTTCTTCTTAGACAAAGATTATCTCTGTTCATTAGATATTCCTATCAATCAAGTAGAAGAATTTCATGAAAGCGGTCTTTGCGAACACGATAATTTTATTCCGCAAATAAGAGTGCCAATTCCTTATGTAAAATTATGGAATTATAATACAATGCTTAAAATCGATGATAAAGATTTTAAGGCAACTAATCCCGGTGTGTGGTCCCACAGTCTACATACACTAATGGATCGTAGTAAGTTCACAGACTGGTCACAATATAAGAATGATGAGATTATCAAATGAAAGAATTTGTTGTTAAAGATAATGCCGGATTTAAACTAAAAGTAAAAAGCTGGAAATGTAAAACTCCAGCAGACTTGAACGCTATTGAATTTATTCAAGAATCTAAAAACAAAGATGGGGAAGCAGACTTAACTTCAACCTATCAGTTTTTTATGACTGATAAAGAAATTGCAGTATTATGCGAAGGCTTACTTAAATGATTATCAAACAAGATATTCGACCTAATAAAATGATCTGGGTGACCTTTCGTAAAGAAGGCATTCACAAATATCCGGCAGCGGCAACTGATCCCAATTTAGCAACAGGAGATGAATATGACGTTTCGTTTTTGGCTACTCCCCATCGCCATATCTTTCACTTTAGGGTGTGGCTATCTGTTACGCATAACGACAGAGACGTGGAGTTCATTCAATTCAAGCGGTGGCTTGAAAAATTGTATTCTAGCGACCAAGGTGTATTGTCGTTAGATTATAAAAGTTGTGAGATGATGAGCGATGATTTATACGCTCAGATTCACGCAAGGTATCCAGACCGTGAGGTTTGGATTGAGGTCTCCGAAGACGGAGAAAATGGTTCATTTATTAAGTATTAAAAGGAAAGCTATAATGGCTAAGAATAATTACAAAGACGTTAACTACTTTGAAAATCGTCCCGACATCGTTAAGATCTTTGACGATTTGGAAAAGTTTAAAGACTTCTGTCGCTTTGAACTTTGCGAGTTTAACGAGGCCAATCTCTACAACAGAGACAGCCAAGTTTGGAACAACTTCTATCACGCCAATCGTCCAAAGCGTCCATGGAATGGTGATCGCAAGCCAAGAGGCGAATACAATCGCAGCGGCAACGGACAAAATCGAAACTATCAGCGTTAATATGATCTACATCGTCGACTTAGAGGCGGTGGAATCAAGGTACACGGGTCAATGGAAGATTCATGTACCTGATCTACTTAAGAAAGCAGGACACAATGTTCAAGTTATTTCTGGCCCTGAAGATATTCCTTCTGCCACTACTCCTGGCGCTTTCCTTAATTTTGGTGGTACCAACATATATAAGTCAGCACAGGTGGAGCAGATCGGTCGCTTATTTTGCAACGGAAGCATTTGCGCCAATGATCACTTCATATTTACTGATGCTTGGCATCCTGGCATCATCAATCTCAAGTACATGAGCGAACTGCTGGGCATTCCAGTCGTTACACACGGCTTATGGCATGCTGGCAGTTATGATCCTCAAGACTTTTTAGGACGACTAGTAGGAGACAAGCCTTGGGTTAGACACGCTGAGAAGAGTTTTTATCATGCGTTTGATCATAACTACTTTGCTACAGATTTTCACATTGACATGTTCTTTAAGAACTTGTTTAGTGACGAGAACTTAGCATATTTTGGCAACAAAGTTGTGCGTACAGGCTGGCCTATGGAATATATGCAAGATACTCTTGCACCTTATAAAGGCATGAAGAAACGAGACATGATCTTGTTTCCGCACCGTATTGCTCCAGAGAAGCAAGTTGAAATTTTTAGAGACTTAGCTAAACATCTGCCACAATACGAGTTTGTTGTTTGTCAAGATAAACAACTTACTAAGCATGAGTATCATACACTGTTAGGTGAAGCTAAAATGGTGTTTAGTGCTAACTTGCAAGAAACATTAGGTATTAGCTGGTATGAAGGTGCTATTGTAGATGCTATTCCTATGGTGCCTGATAGACTCAGCTACAGTGAAATGGCATTTGACACATTCAAATATCCAAGTAAATGGACTGAAAGTTATGATGCATATACAGTATATCGTCCTGACATTTGTCGTGCTATTATGACACATATGGATTACTACAATACTAGATTGCCGCAAATACAAAAACAAGTGGAATCATTACATGAGCAATTCTTCTCAGCAACCAACCTCATCAAACGATTTGTTTAATGATGTTACTATAATATTATCAGATGATGTTGTAGTAGGAGATATTACTATTCCTACATACAGTGGAATAGGATCGTATACTACAGCATCATCGATGAATAGTATGAATAGTATGAATACTATAACACTGACAAGCGGTGGTGCTGTAGGATCATCTTATTCAATAAACGATACTATTACGCTTAACACTGATTATCAGTTTAACTGGGGTGATGCAGAAGAATGGATTGATTCGTTTCCAGATTGGCAACGTGTGCAGGACATGTGTAAAAAATATCCCGGATTAGAAATTGCACTGCGTAACTTTCAAACTGTATATACACTTGTAAAGGATGATTATGATAATCCAAAAGATGAAAAATAAGTTTTTTCAGTTAATGGAAAGACTAGGCAGAAAACGAATTGTATTAGATAGAGAATCAAATGAGCCTTACCTCGAACGTTATTACCTGTTTCTTAAAGATAGAAAGCACTTCCCCTTTAATATCTTTTTGCACAAGTTCCTTAAATCAGATCCCGATGATGTGCATGATCATCCATGGCCTTACGCTACTCTAATACTAAAAGGCGGATATTATGAATGGCTTCCTCAATTTAACAACAAAAGCGAAAAAATTGGCGAGATTGCAGTGTGGAGAGCTCCTGGTCATTTTCGTATTTGTAGTGCTAATAGTTATCACAGGATTGAGTTAGATCCTAACGTAGAATGTTGGACACTGTTTATGCCAGGTCCTCAAAAACGAGAGTGGGGATTTCTCGTAAAGAATAAATGGATACACAATGACCAATACCTACAAAGTCGTAAACCCATCAACTAATTATACATATACTACCAGTGGTACAGCTGGACAATTTTTAACGAGCGGATCAAACGGCACTACTTGGGCTACGTCACCTAACTATACCATAGGCGACGGAATAATGAAGGTAAGCGGGGACCCTGCTACGCTAGAAGTTAAAGGTAAAATGGTGCTTAACGGACAAGACTTAGAAGAACGGCTAAAAACAATTGAAAAAGTCTTGGCAATTCCAGAAAGAGATGTTACACTAGAAGCTAAGTATCCTAGCTTAAAGAAAAAGTTTGATGATTATATCAATGCTTTGGAAAAATATAAAACGTTTGAACGTGTAAAAGGCACTTATGACTGACGAAAAGAAAACTCCTGAAATTATCTTTGCACCTGGCTGTTTCGATAGTTTTGAAGGCACTCAAGAAGAACTTAATGAACTTATGTCTGAAATTCAGAGAATGGCAGAATCTGGAGAATTATTTGAAAACGCTAAAGCTCTTGATCTTGACGAGTTAACTGAAGAAGACCCAGAATTTGCTGAAAAATTAATAACTGGCTTAGACAATATTAACGGTCAAGGAAAAAGAACATTGCAATGAAATATGCACTGGGCGCATTTGCGGCAACAGTAATTTGGGTACTGTTGCTTTTTCTTATTCCTTTTCCTGAGGGTAGAATCTACGATTGTGGAATGGCTGAGTGGCATCCTGATATTCCTCCTAAAGTAAAAGAGGAATGCAGAAAACAGAGAATGCAACATAAGAAAGATATTATAACTGTATGATGACATTAGATATAGATATGCCTAAACTTGGGTT